AAAACAACTTACAATTAAACATGCAGCGAAACATTATAACCAAGATGTATTGGATAAGTTACAAAATATCATCCAACCCCATTATTTGGGAGTTGATAGAGTCAATCCCCGTAATGTATCTGACTATACGGACAAGACTGTAATTTTTAATCATAGAGATGCAGGCTATACCGGATGGGAATGGTTTGTAAAATGTGTTGATGAAATTTGGGAAACAAGGCAAGATTTCAAAGTATATACTACATTGGCACAAATCGACAGGCCTTGGAATGAGAGAGTTAAATTAACTGGCAGAGATGAGTATATGAATTTTTTATCTAAAGTTAAATTTGGTGTAGGTACATTCCAAACATATTCAGCTTGGAGTATTTCAACAACTGATGGTTTTTCAGTAGGATGTCCTTATTTACTTCCAAATGGTTTATGTTATCCTGAGATGGTTAGTGTGGCAACTGACCCGTATCCATATTTGTATGATGGTAGAGAAGATTTCATCAAAAAATTCAATGAGATGCTAGATAATCCAATTACATACGATACAACCGAATTGGCTAAGAATATGGTTTGGAATGAAAGAATTGCCAAATGGTTTAATAGCTGGGAGAATGTATTTGATTTGAAAGTAATGAGTGATACTGAATCATTGGGTAAAATAAAAGAACACATTAAAACCAAAGGATTCGTTACAAAAGAAGATATCTTAAAATATATGGGATGGGGAGTTAGAATCAAATGGAACACTTATAGGAACGCTCTAAGAGAGGTTCCTGAGATTAAATTCACTAAGAATGGATATGAGTGGATTGGATAATTAAAATTTAAAACATAATATATGATTACACCTGAATTAAAAATTGTAAAAAACAAACAAAGAACAATGAGTACTAAATTGGTTACATTTAAACCAAGTATTTCAGTAGATGCCGCAAAAAAGATTGGTGCGGTTGGACATGATTTGGAAACATTAATTTGCGAATTAATAGATAATCCAATCCCAAATGAAAAACCAAAAACTCCTATCAGAGTAGATGTTAGAATAAACTACGATGGGGATAACTCTTTTATTCAAATATTGGATAATTCAATTGGTATACCTATACATTCTATCGCTGATGCATTTAACTATGGTAAAAGTGTAAACGCTGGTAAACTTAGATTATCAAGAATGGGTATGGGTATGAAAGTAGTATTGTTTGCATTAGGTGAGTTGGATTACATAATTACTAAAACAAAAAACAATCCTGCATACATTTTAAGAATCAATGATTATACTGATGCAAGAGAAGATTTAGAATTTGTATTAGATGAATATACAGGAATTGATTTTCCTCAATATGAGAGTGGTACTTTAATAAAGATAAAGAATTGCTCAGAAATGATTAGAAATTGGACTGATAAAAAAGATTTTGATAAATTTTGTTCTAAGATTGAATCAACATATCCACAATTATTAAATGAGTTCCTAAATATCAGCATTAATTATACAAAACCAAATAATACTCTTTGGTCACATGAATGTATTGCATATAAACCATTGATGTCTAATCCTGAGCGAATCATAAATACTACAAATGGATTGGGAGAAAATTCTCCAATTTTAGATAAATTACAATTGGTAGTTGAAGGATATCCTGATGTTAGAGCATATCTTACATGCTGGCATAAACCGCATCCATTGACAGTAACCGAAACATTCAATAATACAAAAGATGCGTTATATGACCCTAAGAAGTATGCAAATTCTCCTTGGAGTTATGGCGACGAATTTAGTGGTATTGCATTGGGTATGAGAGGTAAAATATTGGAATGGAATTTAGATAAAAAGAGTTCTCGAAATGAAAGACATGGTATTCTTTTAGAAGTAGAAGAAGGGTTAGATTATACTGCATTAAAAAGTGGTGTTAAGAAAACTAAGAGATATAAGCAAATCATAAAAGCAGTAAATGATAAATTAGATGAAATTGATTTTTATGAAAGAAGTACATCTTTAACACCTGCTATTTCAGAGAACAAATATATGGATAAGTTCTTTGAAAGATTAAAGAACGATGATACTACTAAGAGAGCATATGGTGTAAAAGATTTCGATAAACAAGTTAAAATAAGACCACTATGTGGAGTTGGTGCACCTGATGGAGTTATATATGATTACTTAGATGAGAATAAGCCTATATGGATTATCGAAGGTAAGAAGGATAAGGGGGCAGGCGATGAAGCCGGCCAATTAGTTCGATATATGGCTCACTATAAGTGCCATAATGGTATATTCGTATCACCAGTAAAAAACCCTCAATTTGACCAACAAATTAAGGATTTTAATGAATTTTTTGGTATAAACATAGCTATTTCAAACATTGATATAGCTTGGGTAAATTCTTTACAATTCTTCGCTATTTAATTTGGAAAATCCAAAAAATAGTCGTATATTTGTTATAACAAAAAGCAAAAAGGTTATATTTAGATATAGGAATATATCGATATAAACCTCAACTTTAAAAACAATTTTCTAAAACTTAAAACAAAAAAAGCAATGGACATTTCATTAGCACTGAAGAGATTTAGCTCTCTCCAAAACAACACAAAGAAGTCGGATTCAATTTGGAAACCGGCAAACGGAAAATCTCAAATCCGTTTAGTACCTTACAAATTCAATAAGGATAATCCTTTCATCGAATTGTATTTTCACTACAATATTAACAACAAAACTTATCTATCTCCAATTTCATTTGGAAGACCTGACCCTATCGTAGAGTTTGCTGAAAAGTTAAAACGCACAGGAGACACTGATGATTGGAAAGCAGGTAAGAAGATGGAGCCAAAATTAAGAACATTCGCACCCGTTATCGTAAGAGGTAAAGAGAACGAAGGTGTTAAGTTTTGGGGATTTGGTAAGACTGTTTATCAGGATATCTTAGGTTACATCGCTGACCCGGATTACGGAGATATTACTGACCCAACTTCTGGTAGAGATATCGTATTGGAAGTAGTATCAGCTGAAGAATCCAATGCAGCTTATCCAACAACAACAATCAGAGTTAAACCTGCAACTTCTAAAATTTTAGATGATGCGGCTCAGGTTCAACAAATGTTGGAATCTCAAAAAGAAATTACGGAATTGTATTCTGAATTATCTTATGATGAGTTAAAAGGTGTGTTAGAGAATTGGTTAAATCCATCAGCACCTGCAAACGGAACAGGTAACCCTGTAAACGAAGCATTGGAAGCTCCTAAAGCACAACCTGCTAAAGTAGCACCACAATCATCAATTGGATTGGGTGGAACATCTGATATTAGTGGTGATTTACCTTGGGAAGATGAAGCTCCTAAAGCAGCTCCAAAACCAAAAGATGATGTAGCATCGGCATTCGATGATTTATTTAACAACTAATTAAACCAGTTACAATGGCAAAAAGAGAAGAAGATTTAGCAAGTTTACTTGCCGATTCTCTAAACAAACAAAATAAGGATGGTAAGATTGCATACTTCCTGACAGATGAAGGAGGCGACGCCCCTACAAATGTTAAAGATTGGTTATCTACGGGTAACGCAATGTTGGATGTAGCAATTTCCAATCGTCCTTATGGTGGATTGCCAGTTGGTCGTATTACTGAGATTACGGGTTTAGAGCAGAGTGGAAAATCTCTGCTCTCCGCCCATCTCCTTGCCGAAACCCAAAAGAAAGGTGGAGTAGCAGTATTGATTGATACGGAAACCGCAGTTAGTAGAGAATTTTTAGAGGCAATTGGGGTAGATATTTCAAAACTCCTATATGTTTCAGTTGATACTGTTGAAGGTATCTTTGAAGCATGTGAAACAATTATTGAAAAAGTAAGAACGGGTGATAAAGATAGATTAGTTACAATCGTAGTAGATTCAGTAGCAGCAGCATCAACAAAATTAGAATTAGAAGCTGATTATGATAAAGATGGTTTTGCGACTGGTAAAGCTATTATCATTTCCAAAGCAATGAGAAAGATTACCAATATGATTGGTAGACAATCGATTGCTTTAATATTCACAAATCAGTTAAGACAAAAGATGAACGCAATGTTTGGCGACCCTTGGACAACATCGGGTGGTAAAGCATTAGCATTTCACGCTTCTGTTAGATTGAGATTGAAGGGTATGGGTCAACTTAAAGTTGGTGATAGAATCGTTGGTATCAAAGTTCGTACACAGGTTATTAAAAATCGTATGGGACCACCATTACGACACGCAGATTTCGATATCTTCTTTGATAGAGGTATTGATAACTACGGAGGTTGGTTAGCGGTTATGAAAGATTCAAAAATCGTAAAGCAAGGTGGTGCTTGGTATGAATATACCGATATCGATACGGGAGAGATTATGAAATTTCAATCTAAAGATTTCCCTAAGATGTTAGAGAGTGACGAATTAAAAGACCAAATATATCGTAGAATATGTGAGGCACAAATTTTACAATATAAATCAAACACAAATTCCAATTCGGAAGAAGTTGAAGTTACAACGGACGAAGCAAATGAGTCAGATTAATAAGAAGTATTTAGATATACTAAAACAAATAGATGAAGAACATAAAGGTTTCGGTGATTTACATCGTAATTCAAAAACCTTAGTAATTGATGGTCTTAATACCTTCATTCGTTCTTGGTCAACCGCACCTAATCTTAATGAGAATGGTGACCATATTGGAGGAATAGTCGGTACTTTAAAAAGTATCGGCTACGCCATCCGTACACTAAACCCTACAAGAGTAATCGTAGTATTCGATGGTAAAGGGGGTTCACAAAGCAGAAAGGACATATATTCAGGCTACAAATCTGAAAGAGGTAAGAACAAAATCAAAATGAGATTGAATCGTGCCGCTTCGGTTGAGATGAATCCTGAAGAAGAAAGTGCATCTATGAAAAGGCAAATGCTTGGATTAGGTGAATTACTTTCAGCTCTACCTGTAACCATTATGATTTACGATGGAATTGAAGCCGATGATGTTATGGCATACATTGCTACTCAATTAAAGAAAGAAAATGAAAAGGTTATTATAATGAGTACCGATAAGGACTTCTTACAATTAGTAAACAAAGATGTGAGTGTATATTCACCATCTAAAAAGAAAGTTTATAATATTGATGAGGTTAAGGAAGAGTTCGGTGTGCATCCACATAACTTTATTAATTTCAGAATGATTGATGGTGATAAATCTGATAATGTAGAAGGTATTAGTGGTTTAGGATTAAAAACGATTATTAAATCATTCCCAATATTAGCAGAAGGTGAGGTACAAACTACCGAATCTTTATTAGAATTTATCAAAGAGCAACCAAAGAAAACAAAAGCTCATGATTTATTTGAAAATAATTTGGAAATATTAAAAAGAAATCGTAAATTGATGCAATTATCCGAACCAACATTTAGTGGCAATCTTCGAATGAAAATTATGGATAGATTTGAAGAACCAGTAGGTAAGTTCAGTAAGCAAGAATTTTTAAAAATCGGATTGAAAACTCGTATATTGGATTCGTTTCCAAATGTTACGGACTGGTTACAATCCACATTTTCTCACATAGCAAAATTTTAAACAAATGACAGAAAGATTAGCAAAACCATTAGGAGATAGAGTTCTTCTAACGGAAATTGAAGGTGAAGCACAAACAACCGCAAGTGGAATTATTATTCCAGATAGTGCAAAAACGGAAGATGTAAAACGAGCAAAAGTAGAATCAGTAGGACCTGGCATCTATACACAAAGCGGAGTAGCAATTCCAATGAGTGTAAATGTAGGTGATGAAGTAATTCTTCCCCCGTATCATCAAGGAGTAGAAATTAAAATTGGTGGTAACAAATATATCCTTTTAAGAGAATCAGAAATCTTAATGGTAATTCAATAATAATTAAACATGGACAACAAATATGAAGTGTATTAAATGTATCAAAGTAGCTAAAGGCTACCAAATCGATGAAATCCGTAGAATATCAGACATTGATGCGGATGAGAAAGTAAAGGGTGGTTATTGGAAGTTTATTCCAAAATCCGAATGGAAATTAGCAACTCGTAAACCAAAGAGTGTGCAAGTTATTGAACAACCCACCGAAGGAATCGTTGAATTATCGATTGAGGAAAAAAGATTAGCAAGAAAGAAAAAAACTAAATAATGGAAGCAGTAGATACATTGGTAAAATATGGACAATCGTATCAATCTAAAGTTGTTGCTTCTCTTATAACAGATGTTAAGTTTCTTGAACAGGTAAACGAAATCACTAAACCGGCATTTTTTGAATCACAAGCAAACCAATGGATTATCGATTCGGTATTGCACTACTTTAATGAATATAGAGCAACTCCTACAATGGAGGTGTTTAAAATCAAAGTAGGGGATATTGAGGATAAAGGTTTAAAACAAACCGTAGTTGACCAACTAAAAAATGTTTACCTACAAGTAGGTGCAGATGATATCCCTTATGTAAAAAAGGAATATCTTACATTTGCTAAAAACCAAAAGGTAAAGGATGCCTTATTAAAATCCGTTGACCTTCTTAAAGCAGGTAATTACGATAAAATTATAGATACAATGATGGCTGCATCCAAAGTGGGTGTTGAATCTGATTTGGGTATGGATTATATCGATGAATTTGAACTGATAATGGAAGATGTTAAACGAAATTCAGTATCAACAGGATGGGAAGTTATTGATGAACTAATGGATGGTGGCTTAGGTCCCGGTGAATTGGGAGTTGTAATGGCACCTTCTGGTATTGGTAAAAGTTGGTTCTTATCAAAGATAGCTTGTTCAGCATTACAAAAAGGTAAAAATGTTTTACATTATTCTTTGGAGTTATCTGAAAGTTATGTAGGACAAAGATACACTACAATTTTGACTGGAATTCAAACATCCGAACATAAAGAAAGGAAAGATGATATTATCAGAAAAATTAAAAGTACTCCAGGCAGAGTTCGTATCAAATACTATCCACCACAATTCGCATCTTCCAAAACTATTGCAGCTCATATTGAAAAGCTAAAACAAATAGGATTCTCCGCCGATTTAATTATCATTGATTACGCCGATTTATTAAAGAGTGGGAATGGTAATAGAGATGGGTTATATGCTGAGTT